GCTACAACATTAAACTTTGTTGGTGCTGGTGTATCTGCTACAGGTACAGGTGCAACAAAAACTATTACAATTTCAGGCGGAGGCGGCGGTGGTTCAACTGCAATAAATGATTTAACAGATGTTACCGTTTCTTCACCAGTTGCAGGAGATACTCTAGTTTACGATGGTTCTGGTTGGGTTCAAGCACAGACACCATCATCTAAATTAGTAATAACAGCAAGTGGTTCAAGTGGATATAGATTTACAGGTGCAGGTTTTCCTTCAACAAGTTCAAATAATCCTACACTACACTTGAAAAAAGGTCATACTTATTACTTTACTAATAACTCTGGAGGCGGACACCCATTTAAAATACAATCAGATACAAGTGGTACTGCTTATAATACAGGTGTTACTAACAATAATGTTTCTTCAGGTGTTATCGTTTTCCACGTGTCTATGGATACACCATCAACACTATATTATCAATGCTCATCACACTCAGCAATGTTAGGAACAATATCAATAACTTAATGAAAAGTAGTATAAATATAAGAAAGAATTAAAAATTATGCCAGCAATAATAACAAATAAATTTAGATTAAACAACGCTGAACAATTTTCAGAATCATTTTCTGAAACAGCAAACGAAGTTTATTACCTAGGTATAGGTAGACCACAACCTTTTGGTACTTCAACAAGACCTGATGGAAGAACGGATTACGAGGGTACAGACGCATTACCAAATACTCCTGCTGATTCAATGGGTAGAGAATTTTATACTTTTGATGATTTAGTTGCCGCTAAAAGAGTACAAAGTTCAGATGTATCTTTTGTAATACCAAGAAGAAACTGGACTGCTGGTTTAGTTTACGATATTTACAGACACGACTACGGAGAATTTACAACAGGTTCAACAAGTGTAAGAAAAACAGCAAATAGTGGTGCAACTACTTTATTTGATTCTAGTTTTTATGTATTGTCTTCAGCACGAAATGTTTACAAATGTTTAGATAATAATGGTGGTGCTACTTCAACAGATGAACCAACTGGTGTATCAACTTCAGTAATTACAACTACTGATTCATATAAGTGGAAATATATGTACACACTAACTGCTGCTCAACAAGCAAATTTCTTATCAACAGACTTTATGGCAGTTTCGCCAAACTCTAATCCAGGTTCAGATCAAGCAAATGTTATATCTGCTGCTGTTGATGGTTCAATAGATGTAGTAAAAATTAAAACACCTGGTTCAGGTGGTACTAACGGAACATTTACAGGTATCCCAATAAGAGGAGATGGTTCTGGTGGTGTTGCTACAGTAGTTGTTGGTGGTGGACAAGTAACTTCAGTAACCGTAACTACTCCAGGAACAGGATACACTTTCGCTACAATTTCAAATGCACAAATAGTTGCCGCTGGTGCAACTAACTTAGCAGGTGCAGAATTAGATGTAATTATTCCACCTAAAGGTGGACACGGCGCAAATGCACAAGCAGAATTAGGTGCTTTCTTTGTAATGATGAATACAAGTTTAGAAGGAACAGAAAGTGCTAACTCTGGTGACTTTTCTGCTGTAAACGACTTTAGAAAAATTGCATTATTAAGAAACCCTAAAAAATCAAATGCTGCTGTAACTAGTAATACTGCTAGACTAACAAAGGCAATTAAGATTGCTTCTTCTCCAACACCAGGAACTTTCACACCTGACGAAGAAATTAATCAGGCAACAACAGGTGCAACTGGTAAAGTTGTAGAGTGGGATTCAACAAATAATATTTTATATTACATTCAAACAAGACACAGCGATGCTGGTGTGGACGCAGATGGTAATTTAACTGCGTTCTCGGGTGCAAATGTTATTACAGGTCAAGGTGGTAGTTCTCCTACAGGAACACCTGACACTTCATCAACAGGAACAGTTAACAATGTTTCGTTTGCTTCAGGATATTCAGTTCCTGAAATAGACCACGATACAGGTGATGTACTTTATATTGAAAATAGAACACCGATACAAAGAGCACCAGACCAAACGGAAAACATTAAACTGGTCATAGAATTTTAGGAGAGTTAAATGCCAAGTCCAACTGACTTTAACCTCTCGCCTTACTATGATGATTTCAACGAAAGTAAATCATTTCATAGAATACTTTTTAGACCAGCATTTGCTGTTCAGGCAAGAGAGTTAACACAATCACAAACAATCTTACAAAACCAAGTTGAAAAATTAGGTAACCATTTCTTTAAAGATGGTGCTATGATTATTCCTGGTGAGATTGGTTATGATTTAAATTATTATGCCGTAAAACTTTCAAGTATTGATAGTTCAAATACTTTAGCACATTTTACTAATGGTACTGTATTAACAGGATCAGTATCAGGTGTAACTGCAACAATAGTAAATCAAAGTGCAACAGACGGAACAGATCCAGATACTTTATTTGTAAAATTTGCTAATACTGGTGGAAGTCTTAATAACGAATTTAAATTTACTGATGGAGAAACTATTAACGGAACAAATAGTGACTCAACAATCGTAAATGCAGTAGTTGAAACCTGCGCTACAGGTTCTGCTGCTCAAGTAGAGGCAGGTTCATATTATATAAATGGATTTTTAGTACAAGTAAATAAACAAACAATATTACTTGACAAATACTCAAACACACCTAGTTATAGAGTAGGATTATTAGTTACAGAATCTTTTTTAACTCCTACACAAGATACAACTTTAAATGATAATGCACAAGGTGTTTCAAACAATAATGCTCCAGGTGCTCATAGATTTAAAATAGATTTAACATTAACTAAAAAGTCTATTGGTGCAACAGACGATTCAAACTTTGTAGAATTATTAAGATTACAAGATGGTATTATACAAAATAGAGTTAGAACAACTGAATATGCAATATTAGAAGAAACTCTTGCTCGTAGAACATTTGACGAGTCTGGCGATTACACTATTAGAAATTTTGATATTGATATTAGAGAACATTTAATATCAGGAAATAATAGAGGTATCTTTACTGCTGCTACAGGTGGTGATTCTAGTAAACTTGCAGTAGGTATGTCTCCAGGAAAAGCATATGTAAAAGGTTTTGAAGTTGAAAAATTAGCAACTCAATATTTAGATGTTGATAAGGCAAGAGATTTTGATACCGAAAGTAATTTTAGTACAAGATTTGATGTAGGTAATTTTGTAAATGTAACTAATGTTTTTGGTACTCCTGATATAGGTTTTGTATCTGGTGAAACAGAACCATTTAAGAGAGTTAATTTATATAATGTTTCTACATTTCATTCTGGTGGTAGTCGTGGTGTTGAAAATTCAGGTGCTGGTGGTTCAATCAGTACAATAGGTCGTGCTAAATCAAAAGGGTTTGAATATGGTTCAGGAACAGCAAATAATAATTTATTTGCCTCAAATAACGATAGAGAAGCAGTATTTAAACATTTTCTATTTGATATAAATTTATTTACTCACTTAAATATTACAACAGGTCAATCATTTACAACTGGAGAAAAAATAACTGGTGGTACTTCAGGTGCAACTGCCACTTTAGAAAGTATATCAACACAATCTTCGGAAGCAACAACAGCAATTACGGTTGCAAGTCCAGGTGTGGTATCTTTTCCTTCTAATCATAATTTAAAAGAAGGACAACAAATAACTTTTGACGCTATATCAGCACAAGATCAAACGGTTGCAATAACACCGTCAACTGTATTTACGGTTAGAAATCCTTTAGCAGGTCAATTTGAATTATTTAAGGAAGATGGTGTAACACCTACAAATATAAATCAATATACATCTTCAGCAAATGTTTTACACGGAGTTGTAATTGTATCTAATGTACAAGGAACATTTGTTCCAGGAGAAACAATTACAGGTGGTACTTCAGGTAATACTGCTACTATTCAAAATGATAGACTAGGATTTAAGGGTGTAACTTCTTTTGATTTTCCTCAAGTTAAACAAATCGGTATGGCAGGTTCACCAACTTATACTGCTGACACAGCGTTAGATAGTACAAATGGTGTAAATAGAGTCATTTCAGGAACAATAGATAATGCAAATGGTACAAAAGTTGTAACTGGTATTAATACTTTCTTTACGGAAGAATTGGTAGTAGGTGATTCAATTTCATTTACAAATGATGATGGTGATACAGAAACTCATATTGTTCAATTAATAAACTCAAATACTAGTTTAACTTTACAACAAGGTTCTGCTGCTGCTTCAACTAAAACAATTGTAACTAGAAGAAGAACAAAAATACAATCACCAGATAAAAATGTTTCAGTATTTCAATTACCTTATGAAACTATTAAAACATTAAAGACAACTAATAATTCTGGTATTACAGATACAAATTTCAAAGTTAGAAGACACTTCGTACAAACATTATCATCAAACGGTGACGCAACTATAACAGCAGGTACTAATGAAACATTTGCTAGTTTATTAGAAAATGATTTTTCAGTTTCAATTATGACAACTGGTTCTGGTTCTTCAGGTGGTGTTGGCGACATATTTAGTTTAAGTGGTAATAACCACGAAGGTGATCCTATATTTACATTATCTGGTTCTCCATCAGGTAAAACATTATTAATAGATATGGGTGCTAACTTCCAAGGGCATAAAGTAAAAATATTAGCAACAATCAATAGAAGTGTTGCAGGTTCAAAAACAAAAACTTTAAATACTGCTTCTACAATTCAAAAAACAGATCAAACAGAAATTGAATCAGGTACGATAGGATTAGGTAAGGCAGATGTTATAAAAATTAATAGTGTCTTTATGGCAGCAGACTTCACAACTAATGCTACTACTTCAGATACAGATGTTACTGATAGATTTGATTTAGATACAGGACAAAGAGATAACTTCTATGACATAGGAAGATTAAAATTAAAAACAGGTGCATTAACACCTACAGGAAGATTACTAGTTAATTTTGATTTCCTATCACACGGTGCTGGCGATTACTTTGATGTAGATAGTTATTCAGGTATTTTAGATTACGAACAAATACCTAGTTTTACTTCAGGTACATCTGGAAAAGTTTTTGAGTTAAGAGATAGTTTAGATTTTAGACCTAGAGTAGATGACGCTTCAACAATTAATTCAGGTGACCAAGATCGTTCTTATGACGGTGCAGGTGCTTCAACAACAGATGTTGTTAAATTTAATACTGATATAGTTTCAGATTTTGAATTTTATTTACAAAGAGTTGACAAAATATTTTTAGACAAAGAAGGTAACTTTAGAGTATTAAAAGGTGCAAGTTCTTTAGATCCAGAAATTCCTGGTATCTTGGATAACGCAATGCACCTATACACATTGTTTATTCCGTCATATACTTTAGATACGGCAGATGTAGGTATTGTAGCAGTTGATAATAGAAGATACACAATGAGAGATATTGGTAGACTAGAAAAAAGAATTGAAAATACAGAATACTATACTCAATTATCTTTATTAGAAACTTCAGCACAAAATTTACAGATACAAGACGCAAATGGTTTTGATAGATTTAAAAATGGATTTGTTGTAGATAATTTCACAGGTCACAATATAGGTGATCCAGGTAATTTAGATTATAAAGTTGCTATGGATTATGCAAAAGGTGAAATGAGACCTACTTTCAATGAGGACGCAGTTGCTTTAGAAGAAAGAGCAAGTGATGGTTCAGTTATTCAGGCGTCTGATAGAACAGCAAATAATTATCAAAAAACAGGTGATCTAATAACTTTACCTTATACTGAAGAAACTTTAATAGATCAAAGTTATGCAAGTAAGACCGTAAATGTTAACCCATTTGGAATATTTACTTGGATTGGTTCTATTGCTTTAACTCCACAAACAGATGAGTGGAAAGAAACAGAAAGAGCACCAGATTTAACAATTACAAATGATGATGGTAGTTGGGATACTTTAGTTAAACAATCAGGTAATCCAAATTTACAATCTGTTGAATTAGGAACGGTTTGGAACGAATGGCAAAATCATTGGACAGGTCAATCAACAACTAATAGTACAGAAACTTATAGACAAAGAGGTGGTCACGGTTGGAGAGTAATGCAAAGAGATATCCAAACGACTACTAGAACAGGAACAAAAACAAGAACAGGTATTAGACAAGTATTAGTACCAAGAACGGTTACGCAAAATATTGGCGATAGAGTTATCTCAATTGCTTTCACTCCGTTTATTAGAAGTAGAGATGTTGATTTTGTTGCAACAAGATTAAAACCAAATACAAGAGTTTATCCTTACTTTGACAATGAATTAGTAAGTGTGTATGTAACTCCTCAAGGTGGATCTTTGGGTGGTAATTTAGTTACAGACGCAAATGGTTCAGTATCGGGTACTTTCTCAATACCTGATCCAAAAGTTAATTCAAATCCAAGATGGAGAACAGGTGAGAGAGTGTTTAGATTAACTAGTTCGCCTTCAAACGATTTAACTTCAGCGCCTGATACTGCTGCTAATGCTGAATATATCGCTAGAGGTATTATTGAAACGGTACAAAACACAATTGTTTCTACAAGAACAGCAGGCGTAGAATTTAGAGCAACTAACGAAACAGAATCCGTAACTGAAAATATTACAACAAGAGGTGCTGCTAGACAAGTAGGTTACCACGATCCATTAGCACAAACATTTATGATTGATGATGAAGGTGGTGTTTTCTTAACTTCAGTAGATATATGTTTCTCAACTAAAGATGATAATATTCCTGTAACTCTACAAGTTAGAAATACGGTCAATGGTTATCCAGGTCAACAAATATTACCTTTTTCAGAAAAGACTTTAAATCCGACAAGTGTAACTACAAGTGATAACGGTACAGCAGTAACTACATTTACTTTTGATAGTCCTGTTTATGTACAAGAAAATACAGAATACGCTTTAGTATTGATGGCAAACACAACAGAATATAATGTTTATGTTGCTAGATTAGGTCAAACAAATTTAGGTTCTAATAGAACAATATCAGCACAACCTTATACTGGTGTTTTCTTTAAATCACAAAACGGTGTAACTTGGTCGGCAGATCAAAACGAAGATTTAAAATTTAAAATTAAGAGAGCAGAATTTAAAGATGTAACTGGACAGGTTACATTAACAAACAAAGATTTAGATGTTAGAACACTTAAATTAAATCCATTAAGAACAACAAACGCTTCAGGTGTAATTAGAGTTTTCCATCCAAATCACGGAATGCACGGCACAGATAACAATGTTACTATCTCAGGAGTACCTGCTGGTACATTTAACGGAATTATTCATTCCGATATTAATGGAACATATACAAGTATTTCAAATGTAACTTTAGATAGTTACGATATTACAACAACTGGAACGGCAAACACAACTGGAGATATAGGTGGTGACGCTGTAACAGCAACTCAAAATAGATTATATGATGTACTAAATTTAGGTGGTATACAAACTATGACTTTACCTGAAACAAATTTAAGTATGGCAATTAGACCTACAAGTGGTAAA